ACTGAGTTCTCTGCGGACTATCAATCCGCCGACCTCGCGCATGCCGCGCTAAATCGAGTCGCGGGAACAATTAACGCGTGCCTGCGCCTGCGGTAACGGGAGACCCCGCCATGGGGGAGTCCGTGCCTCTGCGCTATCTGTAATACACCTCAGAAATTTATGTCAAAAATCGTCAGACCTGTCCACTATCGACCATGAATTGACGAAGCCCGGCATCGGTCAAAACATGCTTGAACATATCGTCAAATACCTTTGGTGGAATAGTACAAATATGTGCACCTGCTGCAAATGCTCTACCGACTGTATTTGCATCTCTGATGCTTGCAGCTAATATCTTTGTATCTGATCTGTTATGACAAAACACAGTAGCTATATTTTTAATTAACTCAATACCATCATGTCCGTTGTCGTCTAAACGTCCAACAAATGGTGATACGTAGGCAGCTCCAGCTAGAGAGCAGAGTATTGCTTGACTGACACTAAACACCAAAGTCATATTGACTCTAAGTCCCATATAACTAAGGGTTTTACATGCTTTTATACCTTCTACAGTACAAGGCAGTTTAATGGTTGCTTCATGCACCCACAACTTGCCATATTTAATGCCATTTAGTATTAAGGTATCGGCATCTTTACCATTTACCTCTATCGACACATCTGGAACCCCAAGATCTTTTATAAGGTCCGCATATACGTCGTCAGGTTCTTTACCACTCTTCTTAATCAGCGTAGGGTTGGTGGTAACACCCGATATGATTCCAGTACTTAGTCTTTCATCTATATCTTTAATAATTGCTGAATCAAGAAATAGTTTCATCTTCTTGCTCCGGAAAATAACCGATGGTAAAACCACCATCTTCTGTTTCTTCTATCACTGCTTTGTAGACTTTCTCATCTAGTTCGTCCATCTTTGCGTGGTACTCTTCTACCGCTATATCTACAGTTTGCTGTGCTTTGAGATGTACCCATCTCTGTTCTAACCCCACTAACACTCCAAGTATTAACCAGTTCAAGGGTGGGAAAGGAGTCTTCAGACTCTTATATAGTTCTTTAAAGTGATTTATATGTAATTTATTATCCATACTAGTTAAAGTAAGTAGGTAGAGGTGATATCAAAAAGGGATATCCAGCTAACAGTAAGTATTAGTGAGAGAGAGTCCACCCTTCTCTCCCTCTATAGTGTGGGATCGGTCTAAACCCAGTTGTTGTATGACTTTTTACCTGCGTTACCCCTCGCCTCTTTACGCTGGTCTAAGTCCAGTCCTAGGACAAGGTGATTAGTAGCTGATTGAGGGTCATCAGTAAACTGTTCGAGCATATCTAACCATTCTTCTTGTTTCTTCAAGTTGATCTGTGCCTGTGCTGAAATGGACAGAGCATCTATGTAGTATTTCACTCCCTGCGCTAACGCGTCCAACCTATCGTCATGTTTGACAGCGTATTTCTGTCTACACATACGACTCATTTGGTAAAAGAGCATGTATAGCAGTCTTTCTTCTGGAGGAGCTTCTCGATTGGAGTTGTAATCCCATTCGATGAGAGAGCGATTGACAATAAGCCTATGTTGATTAAGAACAGGCTCAAGGGTATCAATAATACGATCTTCTTTTCTGACATTTGCTCTTACTTCTTCTACAAGTATTCTTTGTTTTGTTTGCTGTAGGTGTTTCTTAAATAGCTCAGCAACGATACCGTCACCGAAGTTAGATTCGATAACTAGTGTATTTACGTTGTATTTCTTGCAGCCTTTTAGGATATCGAGCAGGGTCGCATCTGAATACCCGTCTCTGTAGGCACGCATCTCATGTACGTATAGAAAGCCGTTCTTCTGCGAGATGTAGCAGGCGGCAGTCTCATCGGCTCCTCTACCTGAGGGGTCGACTGAGCAGATGGTTTCTTGGTAATCAGTCCACTCACCTTGTTGCTGCATAGGCGAATAGAAGTAATCACCGGGTAAGCCCACTGTGGGTAAGTCTTTAAGACAGTTTCTTGGATCTGAGCACCATACGATATTGTCGGGTGCCTTAGTAGGATTGATGCTAGTAACAATAAGGTCAGCCATTTTGAGAGGGAATTTCTCAGCGTCTGACAGACTTGTGTCCAACATAAACTGCAACATGAAGTTGCTGCGTCCCATAGACGCTTCTCTTTCAACGAGGTCATCATCTGAAAATCTATCGTCTGTAGGTGTCCACGGATCAGCTCCGTTATCAATGTCTTCTTGTAGCTGTGGAGCTATTAAGCCTTCGTAAGGGGTGTTATTTCTTGGGTATCTGGCGGTCCAAATAAACGGTTTGTAATTCCTGCTTGCCAGCTTACGATAAATAGTAAAAGTAGTCTGAGGAGTCCCGAGATACATAATACGGCTATCGTCTTTCGGCGTAAGGATTGATTCTGCTTCGGTGCAGAGTTGAAGAAGTTTTTCACGCATCAACTCCGTCATGCTGTTCCCGGGAACTTCTATGTCGTCCAGAATCATCAGGTCTGCCCTGCTTCCCGTTAACTGACCAGTAATACCAACACTTTTGACTGACGGTGCCTGATGAGGTGAACATAGAACGTCGAAGGAAATTCTTGACCATCTCGCGTCGTCGCTCTTTGGTTGTAGGTGACTTAGCCATGGTGTTTCTATTATTAGTTTTTGTAAGAAGATACTCATGTTGTCTGCCCTCTCCTTAGAGGCAGAAATAATCATTATTTTCTTTTCTGGGTCATTGAAGAGTGTCCACAACACAAACGCTCCAGTAATCCAACTTTTTCCGACTCCTCGGAAGGCTTGGATCTGTAGACGTTTAGGTCCGTGTTGTAGGTAGTCTGCAATGGCATATTGCGCCCTAGTTGGTGAAGGGAGATCAAGCTGGTCCCATAATGCTTGCAGAAACAGCTTGAAATCGCCCTGTAAGGACGTTAAAACGTCGGTCATGTACGAATGTGGATAAATTAGGTTTTGGCGGCTTTACGCTTCTCTAAGACTGATTTCCATTCACCTGTAGCTAATGCTTGAATCATGTCGTCTTCTGTAAATAATTTTTCAGCTTCTGTCTTTTCTATCAAGCCAAAATACTTTCCAACAGCTATTTTCCATGTTCTATCAGCACCAATAGCATCTAACAGTTTATCAGTCGCATCTTGCTTGTGTTGTCGAGAGTAGTTTTCTCCAGATGATTCTTTCCAGAGGTTACGAGCAGTCATTGGTCCACCTTTTGCAGCAGATTTAGCATGACCGGCTGTGTAACCTTTGGGTATTGTCGAGATATAGTCTTCAACTGACCGTATATTCCACTGTTGAAACTCTGTATAGGCTTCAGGTGTGTATATTCCATACTCTTTCATAGCTTTTATAACTTCTTTAGAGTTTTTACCACCTTCTTTTAAACGATAGTCTCTGGTTTCTGCTCCTCTTTGTAGAGATGCGTCATATTTAGCTTTTTCGTTAAACTTTATCTGGTTTGGGTTAGTTAATTTGTTAAAAGCAACGGAAGCTTTTACACGTGCTGATTTACCACCAACACTAACTTTACCCATTGAACCTTTTCCAAAGTCAATATCATTCTTAAAAATATTTCGACTACCTGAAGTTGAACCAGACAGCATAATCATTCTTTGATAGCTTTTTTTTATTTCAGGCGTATCAAGTATTAAGTCTCCTGTTTGTTCATGTCGAACCCAGTTGTGTGAGTTCATCTCTTTCAACATCTCGTTATAGTCTGGTCTGTTGCGTATTTTTAAACCGTTGCCATTACCATTGCCATTTGCCCCATTCTTTTTGATCGCACTCAGCAACGTGCTGAACGCGTCATTCATTGGGTTAGCCATTAAAAAAGCCCCTTTCGGGGCTACGTAGGTTTACTTTTTCTTCTTTCTTCGAGCTTTAAACTCAGCGTGTTTTTTTCTAAGTCGAGCTAAACGATCTTCAGTAAAACCAGCTTTTTTAAGTTTTTTAGTAATACGAGTATCTTTTCCTAACTTTGTACCCTGTCCGCGTCTGTAATCTGCTAATGGGTCTTTCTTTTCAACTTTCTTTTCAACTTTCTTTTCAGTATTAATCTTTAGCTGGTTATTATTTAAATCTTTTTTTTTGACTTCAGGTTTAGGTTTATCTTTTTTAAACATAGATAAATCACCCTTCTTACCAAAATTAGGATTATTAACTGTTTCTTCTCCAGCAGGAATATTAGACATTCCCTTTTTTTTAGCTTTAGGTTTATCTGTAGATTTATTTCTTATCTTTAAACCTCTACTTGTTTTTACTTTAACTTTTTTAGTGTTGTAAGTTGTTGGAGCCTTTCCTCCTCCTCCGATTTCACGAAGTCTTTTTTTTAACTGAGAAATTCTTGTAGTATTTCTACCACCTCTGTCTTTACCAGTTTTTGATTCTAATCTCCTAATTTCACTTTTGATCCTAGAAATTTGGTCTAATCTTCTTTTTCTAGAAGCGTCAGAAGATTGTGTACCTCTTGACATTTAATTAATGTGTTGTTGAATAATTAGCTCTCGCAGTGGCTGAAATCCAAATGCTTTTCGCATCCATCCAAGCCAATGACTACTACCTTTGTCCGCATTGCATTGCCTGCACGCACAGACAACATTTGTTGTAAGATCTTGTCCTCCTTTGCTACGAGGTTTGACATGATCGAGTGTAAGTTCTTTAAATTCATAGGTCTTTCCGCAATAAACGCATGTACAGTTGAAGTGCTCTTTAACGGCTCTTCTCCAGAGCCTTTTAGAATCTGAACTTGTCATGGTTATTAAATTGTGTAAGTAATGTTTTGGACTAGGTAATAGAGGGGTCATTTACGTATTTTGAGTCGGCTTTTTCTGTTTTCAGATGGTTTCTGTAATCTTCCTTTGGTAGTACTACCTTCGTAGTGAGCAGCATCTTTGCCGTCACCATTTCCGTACGTACCAAGTTGTCGATTAAGTCGATTTGCATTTACACGCAGGGCTAAGCCCTTTTTAGTTTTGTTGTATTTCTTTTGTTGCTTAAGTCTTTTTGCTTTAGCTTTTGGGTTGGATCGGTAGTAACTAGCTGTTTCTGCCATAGAGTTTCGCCTGTACTAATTCTGGATCAACAGTTGGCATAACCTGTGCAAGCTTTGACAGAGGGTTTCCGTCATAAGCAACACCGCTAATATCATTAGCTTTTAACCAATCGCAGGCTGCCTTTAAGTCTTGAGTAGTTGCCTCGCCTGCTTTGATGCGAGCGAGGAACTCCTTAGTAACTAAGTTATGCAACTCGTTGAATTGATCTTCGGTTGCTTTTTTTTTCATGCGTTACGCTTTTTCTTTTTCTTTAATGCTTTCCTGATTTTTAAGATCATATTTTTTTTGTCTTTATATCTTTCTTTATCTTGGTTGTAGATATAGTCAGGAAATCTAGTGGTTTTAACTTTGATAATGTTATTTGCTGCCATTATCTTTTAGCTGTCTTAGCAGCACGTTTAAAGTTTGCAGCAGTAGGAGCACCTTTAGCTCCGGGTTTTCTCATTGATTCGCCAGAACCTTTTTTGATTCTTAGACGTTTGGCGTGGATGTTTGCATAGAGTCCGCGTTTAGCCATTATCTATACCCCTTCTTTCCACCTTTGCCTTTAGATCCACAGGATCCTTTTCCTTTGTGTGCCATTGATTAACATTTCCATTTGCGTAGGGCTAAAGCCTTACGAGTAGGCTTGCCGTTTGGTTTTTTCATTGGTCCTTTTACACCTGACATACGGGCACAAAATGATCTTTTGCGAGGACCACCACCGGGTTGTGGTGCTTTTAAATTTGAGCCTGTAGCTCTGTTGTATTTTTCTCTACCAGCTTTGGTAAGTCCGCCAGTACGACTTTTGTGTTTGCCGATTTTTAAACTGACGTTAGCCATTAGAGACCTAGACCTTTCTTGACTATTGCTACTGCTTTATCATCTAAATTGTTGTCTGTCTGCTCAACTAACTTTTCTAATAGTTCAATTACAAAAAGTTTAAATTTTGGTTGCTTAAGTGCAGATAGCACGAATGGTTTAACGATTGCTAACATCTTTCTTTATTAATGATTGGATAGGTACTACGTCGGAACAAAGGTGATATACACGTGATCCGGGTAGCAGGGTAAAGCCCTTTTGTTGGAGCTCGGCACATTTAAGTGCACGTACGAGCTCGAAATCGAGCTTATTTTTTTGTATCTGACTTTCTGCCATACGTTCGCATTGTTTTGTCAGATCTCTATTTAAAGGAACTGAAAAGTTTATTTGAAACCCCCAGTTCTCTGATATGACGTAACCATCTTCTGTCTGTGGTTCAGTATCATTTCCCATATAAAAAGGAGAAAAAGTCATCGTGCTTCCATTGCATGAAATGTTATTACCAAAAGATTGACGACTTGGTGCTCCATTATTCTGAAATTGCACTGCTTGATTGGTTACATTTCCCGTGGCTGCTGCCACAGGATTACTATTATTATTTGTGTCTCCTTCAGCCAGTACTGGACTTATTGAGAGAATACAGAGAGCGAAGTAGTAGTAGAGTTTATGGTGTAATTGCGAGTGTAGTCGCGCTGCTCTACTATGCCTGCTGCTCTTGTTGTTGTTTCTAGTGACCACGGTAATGTTGTGTCAGTAACTGTGAATACTGCATCACCACCAGCTATACCAGCACTTGCTGATGCTGTGATATTTGTACCTGACCAAGTGTTTAGGGCTGCACCGAAAACTTGGACCTGTTCTGTCTCCACGATAGTTTGAGTTGTAGTAGTCGTAGAGTTCATACTCCCTGTTGTGAACTGGGGAGTAACAGTGTTGGCTCTAGCTATGCTGGGTGATAACAGAGCTAAAAGCAAGATTAGTTTTTTCATGCTTTTGGTTTGTCTTTCATCGGACATTGAGGTGGTTTGCTACCGCCATTCTTGCCAGTAGTCAAACCGAATGTTGCCAACGCGCCCGTAAAAACGCTGGCTACGAAAGTGATATCTGAGTTACCAGATTTCTTAACCATAGGTATATCGACATAATTCATCGTGATTATGAAACCAGACCAAACAACAACGCCCAGTCTAACTAAAGTTCCGAGGACTTCTAGTTGATGCTCTTTTTCTTCACCTATGTCTTTTAATTTGCCTATTAAGCCTTTTGGCTTTTCGGACTTAACTTCTTCCATGCTGTTTTAAGTATTGGTTTCAATGCTGTAACAACCCATTTAAAAGCTGCTGTTGCAGTTAGGGTTGCAGCTACGGAAACGACTGCTGTTGTAGAAGCCGTTATAAGTATTTCGTTTTCAGGTAAAGGTACTTGAAAATCTATTATTGGTATATTTACATTCCTTATACCTGTATCTGTTTCTTCTGTTGCTTCAGCTTGTACACCATCTGGTTG